CATTTTACCTCATTTATAACACTATCCTATTTAGAGATTGCTGCTTTTATTAACAAAACAACAACAAAAATTGAAAAATAAATTTGGAAAATATGATAAATCATCCAAATAAAAAAATCCCCACTCGTATTTAGAGCGGGGATAAGTATGATTACTTATTTTATTAGTATTTCACCATACTCCAGGAACTAGTTGCCCAGTGGTAAGATAGGTTCCAACTGCGATTACAAATCCAAGCATAGCAAGGCGACCATTAAGAGTCTCTCCCTCAGGTGTAAATCCGAATTTCATTTTAGTTCTCCTTAGTAAGTTTCTGAAAGTTGATCAATAGAATGTGCAAGAAGCACAAAGAAGGCAATGCTTGTGATGGTAAAGATTGCTTCACTCATCATACTACACCAAAGAAGAGATGTCCAGTAATAGCATAAGATACAAGTCCAGCAATGATGCCAAGCATTGCCCAACGACCGTTAGCAAGTTCTGCTCGTTCGTTATGAGTCATCATACCATACTTGATGGCATCGGCATCAGAGATGTACATCTTGGGTTCTTTAGCAAACATGTTTTGTTGCCCGAACTCATTAGTCGTTACAGTCATTTTCTGTTTTGTTACGAAACATTACACAATTATATAGCAAATATAAAGGGGTGTCAAGCACCCCTGTTTATTATCCATTATTTGATTTTTCTATTCGATATGCCCTTCCTTGTTCATCAAATCCATCAATCTCAACATATTCTGTTTTTTTGTTAATGTCATCATTTGGAACTAAACAAAGATAAGGTCCAGGCATTCCTTCGTTACCAGAATAAGTTCTATATCCAGACATATGAAAATGGGAAGTTATAATTTGAAGACCTGGGTTACGAATTTCATAATGTTCTGATATTAATTTTGCAATCTTATTATCACATCTAGGTTTTCCAAGATGGAAATTCATTTCGTCTGTAACTTTGATTGGGGTTTGGAATGCCCATACATCCTGAGATGATGAATTATTAAATGGTGCGATACACCATTCACCATTTTCACAAAATACTTCCCATCTAGTCAGAGCAACAAAGACCTCCAGAAGATTAACTTCTTTTAGATTTGATATAGTATCATCAAAAATAATATCTGCATTTGCAATTATACAAATTTGATCGTTTAAATTTTTATTACAAAAATCAAATAAATCCTTATATGTTGGTCTATCTTCTTTTTGGATTATTTCTATTTTATCAGACTTAAAGTTTAATTTGGAATCATCAGAAATAAAAACATATATCTTTTCAATATGTTCGTTTTCTAAATTCTCGTGAATACAAGTAATATATTCACTATGTCTCTGATAATCATCAGATCTAAAATATTCAATCAAAAGATTCATTGTTGTGCAATCCAGTCCATTAAATTTACTTGTGGTCTCCAACCAAAAATGGTTCTCAACTTTCCATTGTTTGCAAGAGTAGTTCGTGACTCTCCAATTCTTGGTGGAATATTTATTTGATTTTCTGAAATGGCATTTGCAATTTCATTAATGGAATAATTTATTCCATTTCCAACATTGTAAAGTTCTCCATAAAATTCACCATCAATATCTTTTGTTGCTGCAAGAATATTTGCTTGAACTACATCAGATACGTGTGTGAAGTCTCTACGTTGTTCTCCATCCCCAACGATTGTAAGAGGTTCACCATCTTTTCTTTGTCGTAAGAAAATACCAATTACTGGAGCATACTGCCCTTTAATTGGTGACCTTTCACCATAAACATTAAAGTATCTAAAAATAACTGTCTTAAGACCAAATAGGTCATTATACATTTTGCAAAGTTTTTCCCCTGCAACTTTAGATACTGAATAAGGATTTAAACAATCATCAGGTTGATTTTCATGATTTGGGGACTCATTAAATCCATAACCAGATGAAGTAGAAGAATAAATTACTTTTTTTACTCCTGCTTCTCTAGCACACTGAAGAACAGTACAAGTTCCAACACAATTTTTTGTGACTGCTTCAATTGGATTTAAAATTGCTGGTTGAATACGGGACTCTGCTGCAAGATGAAAAACATAATCAACTCCATCATAAAGAGGTCTAGTTTTTTCATAATCACAAATATCATACTTATAATTTTGTGATTTGTTATTCCAATAAAATTCTTCATTGGACTCTGCACTTTCATTATCAACTGAGATAACTTCATATCCATGTTTGATTAATTCATCAACAAGATTTGAACCGATAAATCCTGCTGCTCCAGTCACTAAACATCTAGTCATAATTTTCCGTCTCTGTTCTTTTAATCTTAATGGACTCGTAAATTTGTGTTTTTAATTTTGTGGAAGAATACTCATGAGATTCTCTATCCAACCAAATAATATCAATTGGAATATCTTGTCCTGTATAAGGTCTGGTTTTATAATCAGTACCTAGAAACCTTACATTATAATCACCACTTTTCAAATAGTCAAGATATTCTTCTTCTACTTTATAAGTAACTACATCATCAATATATTTGATACTTCTAAGAATTTCTATTCTTTCTTCAACACTTTGAACTGGTTGAAGTTTATGTGATCTTTCTACCGATGGATCTTCGTGAAGAGCAACCGTCAAATGATTACAATATAATTTAGCATCCTTAAACATACGAATATATCCAGGATGAATTACATCAAAAGCACTTGCAATAATACCTTTCCTTAATGGGCAATTTCTCTTCCACTCTTCAACATTAATTCCCTTATCATCAATAAAAATATCTGCTGTTGGTTTACAAAACATTGGGAATAATTCGTGATACTTATATCCCCAATCATTAAGTTGATTTTTAGTTAATTCAGTCCAATCAATACCAGATCCCTTTCCTCTGGCAGTTTGCATACTAATATAATTTCCCTCATCATATAAACGATTTACTTGCTCAACCATAAAAGGTATTGGTGTAGCATTTATATAATCGGGTTTTCCCAATTCATTATTAGGAGTATCACAAAGAGTTCCATCAATATCAAAGCAATATATCATACAACTCCATGAAGAAATATTTGATGGACACACTCAACAACACCATAATCTTTACTATCAATATGATAGTCCCAGAGAGCACTATTAGCAATACTTCTTGCTTTATTTGTACTATTAAATCCAGTCAAAATACCATAAGGAATCGTGTTACTCTCACAATACTTGATACAATTAATAATATTCTTGGATTCACCACCAGAACTAATTAGAATGCATAGAGTTTCTGGTGTTGCATAATATTCAAGAAACTTGCGATATGCATTCTCCATTCCAAAATCATTAATAAAGCATGTAAGCATTGATGGATCAGAAAACACCAAAGAATTCTTATTATGAAACTTCACATAATCTTGAGAAATATGTGATGCAACAGAATTGCTTCCACCATTACCAAGAATGATAATATTGTTATGTTTGTTAAAAGCATCTTTAAATTTAGAAAACTGCTCTTCTATATGTGCTCCTTGAAGTGATTCGATATAATTTGAAAAGGGATTCATATCCAATAAATTATTTCAATTTACAACAAACAAAAATACTATTTCCACCAGTAGCACATCTTACAGTATTATTAAAAATATACCCATAATGATAATTATCATTACGTCCATCTTTTAATATTTCAAACCCATTATTTTCAATTTTTTCAATCCACCAAGAAGGGGGAAAAACACTTTGATGGAGTACATACGTTTTACCATCTTTTTCTTGTATGTCTGGAACAATTGATATTCCAAATAAACAAATTCCAGTTGGTTTTAAATGTTTTTTTATATTACAAAACACGTTATCAATTTTATCTTCGGAAATATGTTCAAGTACTTCTTCGGAATGAATTACATCTACAGTTACAGGTTCATTATTTGAATACAATTGATAATTTTCGGAAATATCACACAAAAATAAATTTTTATTAAAATATTTTTTCCAATTTTCTTTTCCAATACCATCAATAGAGTGTGGACTTCCTTCCAGACCTATTGCAATATGTCCCCTTTCTACAAAATTTGCAACAAATTCACCTCCAGCACACCCCAAATCAATAATGGTAATTTTTTTATTTTCAAAATATTGACATATTTCATTTATCAACCCAATAGAAGAATTATTATCTCTAATACATCCGTGAGGGCAGATGTGATCGGGAGAATCATATGCCCCCGGAAAATCAGTTTGTAAAGTAATCATATTTTTTTTCCTAAAACTCCACTAGTAGAAACATTAATTTTAACATAAGAATAAGGAATTTGCAATGGCCTTTTTTCTGAAATAACTAAAAAAAATCCACCATTACCAGCACCACACAATTTGTGAGATATTATATTGGAATTTTTATCAAAAAAATAATCCATTTCTTTAATAGATAAATTTTCAGTTATCATTAAACTTGTTTCTTTTTTTTGTTTCCAACTATCATTCAAATAAATTAAAAACTCATTATAATTATTTTCAAGAATTGTAGAATATGATTTATTGAGAATAGATAGAAGAGGTTTTAGGTTACTAATATTATTAGTAACATTCTCCAAAACATTTTTTGAATTTCTAACTATTCCTGTAAAAACAAGATAAAAATCATATAATTTAAATATCTCTGTTGGCAAAAATTCATATTTTATATTTTTACCTTCAATAAATTCAATTCTTTTAAATCCCCCAACACCACACCCATAAGGATCTTGATAACCACAATATGGGTTAAATTTCGTCTCAAGATTATGAGCAAGTTTACAGATTTCAATATCAGATATTTCCTCCTCACAAAAAATACTACAAGCTTTTATTAAACTAATAATATAAGAAGAAGATGAAGCAAGTCCACTACCTTGAGAATAAGCATCACTTGTAAGAGTAACTTGAACTGGAGGCATATCAAAATGTTCCAAAACAACTCTCACAACATCATTTTGTATTTCTTTAATCGCAGATACTTCCTCTCTTTTAGAGTAATTAATTATATATTTGTGTTTATCTTTATTGAACCCAAATTTATCTTGACTTATAGTTATATATGTTTTCAAGTCACAAGCAAAACTAATTACAGATCCATATCCATATTTTTCTACAAAATATGGATTATCTGTAGACCCACCAAACAAAGAAACCCTAAGGGGACAAGATGCAATAATCATTTTTTAAACAAATAATTTTAAATTTTGTTGATATAATCTACAATCATCGATATTTCCTATATCCATATTATCATACGCATCAAATCCTCTTGGAGATCCGTTAAACCAATGATTAACATCACCACGATTCATCTTGACTTTTTCCCAATATTCTCTTGACTGAAGTTGGTAATGATTTATTAAAAGTTCTGGGATTTCTTTTCCTTTATATGACAAATTGATTTTATTTCCATCAACATCAATGTCATGGATATTAAATGATCCAACATTATAATCTGTATTCACAATAATCTTACTTCCATCAAAAGTAACTCTTTCCATTCCTCTACCACCAACATGCATAAAAACTTCATCATTATAATCACATCTTTTTGTAAAACCTTCTACGACATATTTTGGTTGTTTTTTTAATCCATTAGAACTAAAATAAACCCAATTTGAAACTATTGCAGAATAGTCACAATACTTTTTTAAAATATTTTTTATATCTATTTCTTGTGGACTATACAAAAACTCATCTAGATCCAATTGTGCCAACCATTGAGTTTCTTTTAAAATTGGTTTAAAAAATTTGTTGTTTATATCAACCTGACGACCAGTATATCTTTCTGGATTATCATTTTTATACAAAGTAACAAACCCCTCATCAATATATGGTTGAAGAATAGGTAAGTAATTATCAGTACTAAAATCGTTTACAAGATAGACATGATCTACCCCATGAAATTTATAATGATCTAACCACTCTTTCATTCCCCAACTTTCATTTTTAAAAACTGAAGCAACCGAAAAATAATATTTTTTCATATTTTATGCCAAATAAATTTTTTTAAATTTTTGTACTACATTTTTGGGGGAATAGTCTTGATAACAATTCCATTCTAATGCATTTATTTCATTTTTATCTAAGTTTAAAAGAATATGATCCACATCTTCTTTGTTTTCATAATAAATGCCTTTTTCTCCCAAGGTATCTATATGATTCCTTTCAAGAGAATTGTGATAAGTTATAACAGGTTTATTTCTAAGAGAAAATTCTGCACAAGATAATCCAAATGATTCACCAATATTTCTTGCATGTATCATCACATCTGAAGTATTAATAAATCTGACTTTTTCATTAAGATCCGCGGTTGGATCTAGGTAGATTATTCTTTCGTGCTCATAAAAAGGTTCTGTGTATTGAAAAATAAACCAAAGGTCTTTTCTTTTTTCTAGACTTTCTATAATTGATTGCTTTACAAATGGAAGATCAAAAGTATCCCACCCACCATTTCTTCCAAAAACAAGATCATCTTTTGGAATTCCTAATTCATCTCTCATATCCAAATTGTGGTCTGGAAGATAAACTATATGAGGAACGGAGGGTATTCCTGTAATTTTTGACAACCAATCTGATCCCATAGCAAATATGTCCCCATGAATATCATCTTTTGAACAATTACTAGAGACTGCACATATTAAATTTTTTATATTATTTGAGATAACTCCATCATATTTCCCACCCTTTATAGCGAATAATGCATCACATTTTTGATAAGACAAAATATCATCGATTTGATTTGTATTATCATATCCAAAAACAGGAAATTCGGAAGAACATTTCTCAAATCCATAAGAATCATTAGTAGAAAGATTCTTATTATAAACAACAATAGGTTCAATATTTAAATATTTTCTAGTCCAATATGCGTAATTAAAAATTGCAACTGTAGTTCCTCTTATGGATAGGCAATTATCATGAAATGCTATTTTCATTTAAATAATACTAAAGTTTAAATTTTTTTAATTCTAGAATTTGTTCTTTTATATTTTTTTGAACTGGGCATTGATAAATTGAACTCAATGTCCTATCACAATAATTTCTCATAACTGGATTAACATAATTATTTAATTGATAAACATCATTTATATAGGAAACTAATTGATATTTACTAACTGAATCGGGAGAAAAATAATGCCTAACACCCTTCCAATATAACTCTTTTTGTATAATATTTAAAATTTGTTCAGAAAGTTCCAAGCAAGTAACCCCATTCCAAAAATGATTTAAATACCCATCTATACTAGTATTTTTGTGTTTTTTAACCCATTCTAAAAGTGATTTTTGGGTTTTCAATTCTTCACCTATGATAGAAGTTCTTATGATAGTTAAATTATTATTTTCACCAAGAGATTTACTTTTTCCATAATCATCTAAACAATCATGATAGCAATTTTCGTCATAAGAACCAACATTTCCACTAAATACACAATCAGTTGTAATATGAATAGTTTTGCAATTAAAATTTTGAAGTATTTGTGGAAACAAACTATTGACTCTTATCAATTCTGATAAAGAATAATCTCTTTGTTTTATTATACCAGAGGCATTAATTATAACATCATCTGAATCAAAACTACAAAATTCAAAAATTTTATCAAAATCTTTATTTAAATCTATTTCATTTCTAGTGATGGGAAGTACTTCATAATTAAATTTTAACAATTTAACCAAATATCCTCCCAACATTCCACTTGATCCAAAAACAATTATTTTCATAATGGACTGTAAAAATTTTTACTTTTCAGAAAATTGTATAATTCATTTTCACCAATTATACAATCTTCGGATGAATATTGATTATTTTTAAATTTAAGTTCATTAAATATTTTTGTTTGGTGCATTAAATATGTACCGTTATCAATTTTCATTCTAGGAACTTCATCGGAAGAAGCCATTATCTCATGGTTTTTTTCACAACTTCTTAAACTAGAAATTGAATATTTTAATCCATATTCTTCTTTAAAAATTTTAAATAAATCTACTATTTTCATACTTTTCAAATTTGGAATAATATTATATCCAGTATATTTTAGTCCATTTCCTATCAAATCAACAGCATCTTCAACATCAATAAAAAATCTTGTCATCTCTTCACCATATAAAAAAAGTTCAAACCCCTCAGTTATACTTTTCCACATAAGTGGCAAAATACTTCCGGTACTATTTAAAACATTTCCATATATTACAGTGCTCAAATTTACATTTGATTTTTCATAATTTGAAATAAAAGATTCTCCTGCAACGTATTTCATTCCACCATAAATTGTTGTCGCAGATCTACTTTTATCACTAGACACAAAACAAGAAGATTCAAAATTATTTTCTTCTGAAATTTTTCTACTATTAAATGCACCATGAATTATCACTTGATTTGCTTCTTCATAGTTATCATGACAAGCTTGAATTTGTTTAAAAGAAGCAGCAAAAATTCCGATATTATGATTTCTACTTGCCCTAAGCATCAAATCACAATTTCTCACATCCCCACAAACAAAATTAACATTTGGATATTGTTTTTTTAAATAATATTGTTTTGCTTCATCTCTAGAATAAACAGTAATTTCATTATCATTATAAAATTTTTTGATGCAATTTTTTCCTAAAAATCCAGTTCCACCTGTGATAAAAATTTTTTTATTTTTCATTATATTATCCAAAAATCATTTTTTACAATATCTTACAGTCTGATCATAATCCAAGTTTTTATCGTAAATATATTTTTGTAAATTATTTACAAAATATTCATATGTATATTCCATTTTTGGAAAAGAATTTTTATTAAATACTTGGTCTTTATCATAATAAATTCCAACCGTTCCTTCGTGATGTCCAGGATATCCCATAAATATTGAAGTTTTTTCTGGATATAATTCAGATAGACTCATCCAAAATTCATAAGAATTTCCACAAAGATGTTTTTGCGTCCACATTTCAGATATTGGATAAACATCATGGACAATTATCATACCACCTTTATTTAAATATTTTAAAGAATTAAAAAAATCTTTACGTACTTGATTTTTTTCGTGATCAGCATCAATATAAATAATATCAAATTTTTTTTGAGTTTCTTTTATACTTTCAAAATATTCATCAGTTGTAATTGTTAAAACTTCTTCAATTTTTCCAACTTCATCATTGGTACAATCAACTCCTACTTTTTCTTCGCATTCAACATAATTCCAACAACAATTACCATAGGCAACACCAAGTTCAAGATATGAATTAAAATTCAAATCTTTTACTAATTTTGAGATAAAAAGTCCTCTCCAATTTTCCACGTTAAACATAAATTTCTCCATTTTTTAAGCTTGATAATAATGTCCATGACTACAAAGTCCTGCAATTCCCAACTTTTCTATTTCCAAAGAGCAAGGAACTACATTGTATTTATAAAAAGTATGCTCTATGTCAATGAATATTCCTCCTTTTAAAATATTAAATATTTTTTCAACAAACGAATTCATATCACTTTTAAAAACTTTATATAAAGTGGTATGAGATACATTATAATCACTCAGAATTGATTTTTCATTTTTAATAATAGATCCTGAATATTTTTCAAATTCAAACTCATCTGAAAGATGATATCGTCCAGAGATTTTTATAAAATTATGCATTTTATTTTTAAGTTTATCAAAAGAATCAGAAATTAAAAAACTATAGATCAAATTAATCTCACCCATATTTTTATCAAAGTTTTTTATATCAAATAAAAAAAGTTCATCACAATTATTAGAAATTATTGTTTTTTCTTCCTTTGTTATTTCACTACCTTCAACTACCACCAAATAACAATCTGGTATTTTTTTTCTTATACTAGGAATTGTAAATCTTATTAATTGTTCTAGTCTTTCTTTGGGAGAAAAAACTCCAGGGTTTAATGGATATAAAACTGAAGTAATTAAAACTAAATTCATTATATTATTTTATAATTAAAACTATTCTATTATCACATGTATTCAAAGTTCCATCAAAATAATTATCAGCCCATTCTTGATCTATTGGCAAATCAATAACATTAGAATAAGCACATTCAAATTTGGAAAAATAATCGATAAATTTTTGTTCATCAGAATTCAAAACATCTTCAATTATATAAATTCCATCTTTTTTTAACATATGAAAAGAATTTTCAAAGAATGTTATATTTGCAGAGTACTCATGAAGACCATCATCAATCATAACATCAAATTCAGTATTCTCAAAATTATTCCAGAGATTTTTAATATCATCAGAGTTTTTTTGATCTACATAAAAAGTCCAAATTTTTTCATCTTCAAAAAGTATTCTCTTATCAACATCAGCCCCACATATATTAGCATTATCAAAATATTCCCTAAAAGCATATAGTGATGCCCCTGGAGTCCCATTCGATCCCATATTTGATGGAACATCAAGATTATTAGTACCTAAACCCAATTCAAAAAAATTAATTTTTTTATTTACAAATTCTGAAAATAAAAAATTGTAAAAAGTAGTATAATTGTGATATGTACTTTTATCCGATTTATGTTTTTTAAACATTTCACACATATTAGTGCGTTGATTGTATTTTTTATTATTCAAAAAATACTCCACTCTTTCATTGATATTCATTTAGTTTTCTCCATTTGTATGTAATGAATAATTTAGATCACAATAGTCATTGTAATATTGAAATATAAAAAACCAACCCAAATCTTGATAATTTATATTTTCATTATATATTTTAAATTCTTCTGGTTTTGATGCGTAAGACATTAACATCAACGTTTGGTCATCATCAATTAAGTTATTTGTTAAAAGATAATTCAACTGTTCAATCATTAATTGATTTAAAACATACCATTTATCCCTTGAAGCAACAATATGACATCCTTGAATATAAACAGTATTTGTTTTAATTGTATGAATTAAATTTATTTCTTGAGGAATATCTTTTATACTCCAAAAGTTTATTTTATCATTAAATTGATAATTCCACAACTTAGATTCTGGAATTTGTTCTTGTTTTTTTACATATCCAAAATCAATCCAAGAAATAGTGTTATCAATTTCAGGAACTCTTTTTATTGCTTCTAAACAAAACTCACTTTTCAGAAAATTTACATAAACATAATAAGGATTCCAATACTCTGGGCAATTAGGAGTTAAAATATTATTCAAATATTCTGAACTTTTTTGAACTTCACTTATTTTATTAATATAATTTTCATCAGCAATAATGTCATCATCATAAAAAACAATTAAATCATCTTTAATTGTTGATATGATATCTTCAAATTCTTTTTGAAATTTACTTTGAGTAAAAACTATAATTTTATTTTTTAATTGACATAATAACTTAAAGCAAGAAAAATATTCTTCATTTGTTCTACTATAAGAACTCCAAGTTTCTCTTCCAATATCATAAAATGCTGTAACTATAGTAATATTATTCATAAACTCTGATTAAATTGTTCAACATCAAAATATGAATTATTTCCACCAAGTATACATCCATTGGTTATAATAGATGGTGCAACTTGTATTCCATTTATATTCATATGATTCCAATTTAAAACATGATTTTTATTTCTAATTAGAACATTTCTAAAATTTCCATTTTTTATATCAAATCCATCATGTATAAGATTTCTAATCAAAGTATCATGAGCACAAATATCCGAAGGAAAAATAGTATTACCATGATGTGGATACCAATTTATAGGATTTATATCTTCTCTATTAACTGTAGAAAAACACATTTTATCCAAATTTAAAAATCTATCCATATATGAATTCATAGGTTCTTCTTTCCCAATCCCAACCAAATCGTCGGGAAATCCTCCAGTACCAGAGTTTCCAATATAGACTAAGTTTTTTTCAGTAAAATTGCTCCAATCGATTTTATCAATATACAAAACATCAAATCTAGTTTTAACATAAAGATCATAATTTAAATTATTTTTACGTTCATATTCTTTTCTAAGTTCATTGGACAAATAAATTTTTCTTAATTGATCATATATTCTCGCACCAAGACTAATTTTATTTGAATTAATATCAGAACTTTCTTTTATTTTATATGAATAATTTGATAGTTGTTCGTATTTTAAAGAACTGCTTATAATATTATCTATTATTTCATTTCTATCTTCAATGACAATTTTTTTTAAATTAAATCCATCAAACATTTTGACTATAATTTCTTCATCATAAATTACATTTTGAACTTCAGAAGAATATTCAAAATAATTTTGTTTGTATGTGTGAACGAACAAATCACAATCATGATTTTGAACTAAATGTTTTAAAAAACTTAGTTTACTGTATTCCCAAGTTCTTAAAAATCCAGATATACATATAGCTATTTTCATATTTTTTAAAAATAAAATTTGTTTTTTTTTTATATTTATTCTGCTACTTTGCTTTTAATTAAATACAAAATAGTATTATCTTTACAACGAATAAATGCATTTGGATAAGGGTCTTGAAGAGATCTTATCTTATTGTAAAGTTCATTTGCAGTATACCGGAAAAAGTCTTCTGGGTTTATTTCACTCATACTTTTTTTTCTTCTGTTAAAGAAAGAAGATTCCATATTATTTTGTGGAATGGGATTTAATGGTATTTCTTTTATTGTATCTTTAATAATTTTAAAACAACCTTCAATTCCCCAAAAAATAATTTTTTCAAAAATATCAGATAATTCGCAATTTTCAATATTAAAATCTTTTTGAAAAAGAATTGGACCAGTATCTATACCATCATCCATTAAAAATAAAGATATGGAGATAGAAGTTTCCCCAGAAATTATTTGATGTTGTATTGGGCTTCCTCCCCTATATTTAGGCAGTTTGGAAGGGTGAAGGCAAATACAAATATTTTTTTCCACTATTTCACTATCAACAATATCACTCCAACCCAAAAAAAATATCAAATCATAATTATTTTTAGATATTAAATATGAAAATTTTTTTGCAGTATTGCAAATTGTAAAAATTACATCTTCATCTTTAAAAGAAGATGTAATTTTTTTACAAATAGAATCTGACCATTCTCTATAAGAACAAAGTAAAATGGATTTCATTAATCAATCCATCTAATGATTTGAAAAGATTCAGCGATATTCATATTTGATTGGACTCCCCGCAAAAATGCAATTTGCCTTAAAGTTTCAGGGCTACGATGTCCTCTAACTTGAGATTTTAATAAATTGTATGAAAATATTTTATCTTCAATATCTAATGGAACAAAATAATTTGGTTTAAAAGAACTATTGATATCATGCGTACAATCCCACAAAAAACTATGAACCTCTTCATATACTAAAACTTTTTTTACAAAAAAATTAATATCATGATGCCTAAGAGCAACTAATGATGCACCATAAACGGCAATATGATCTTGATTATATGATGGATAAGGTATAAAAACTTTATCTGGTTTTATTTTATTAATTTGTTCTTCTATAATAGGAATTAAATCCTGCATAACGTAGTTATTAACTACGTTATTGAAAACCTGATAAGTAAATCCACAATGTTTAGAGAGATTTTTAAGTTCTCTCAGTCTTTCGTTTCTATCAACTATATGAAATTCATCTACCCCACATTCGACCACATGTGTATTTTCATTTAAAAAACTAAAACAACCAAGTAACTCATCATCAATATGAGGAGAGATTATTAAAGATTTGACATTTCCCATATTAGTAATTAAATTTGTGCAATGGTATAAAATGCTGTAACTATAGTAATATTATTCATTATTATATAATTTATTTTTTATAGTAAATTTCATCACAACAGCATTTAGTTAAAAACTCATATCCCAACTCATTTAAAAAATTATTAACATTAGAATTACTACTAGAATTTTCTGCGCTGATAATACGGACATCAACTTCATTAAAATTTATACTTTTTAAAACAGATAACTCACCACCTTCAACATCAATACTTAAATAATCAATTTTTGTTATACTATTTTCCTTTAGTATTGAAGATAATTTTCTAGATTTAATTTTTACTATTTCGCTTTTACCTCCATGTTTCTGTAATTCACTATTTACTCTTTGTAAGTGATTTTCACTATAGTTAGAGTAAATTCCACTTAACATTTCAGTATATCCAGTTAGAGCTAAAAAATTCACCTCACCTTCAATATCACTTATACAACAATTATATAATAAACAATTTCTATTTTGTTGTAATAATTTAAATGCACTAGGAAGAGGTTCTATACAAATTCCTTTCCAACCTAAATCTATTTCAAAGTATCCAGTATTAGATGATGAAATTCCATCGTGCGCTCCAACATCTACAAAAAATAAATCATTATCTTCAAAATTTATATTATCTTTTATCCATTCCCAAGGTTGCGGATATGGTAAATTCTCGTAAGACTCTCTTGCAAATTTCATATTAATTATAATTTATATTTTTAAATAATACATTACCCATATCTTCCCAAGGTAAATCTTCAAAAACGACTTTAAAATTTATACTTTCCATATAAGATTTAAAATCTTCATATAAAACAACATTTTCATAAGTTTCAATCAATGAAACCTCAGAATAAATAAATTTTGTTTTAGATACAATATTTGGAGAATTCTTAATTACAATTGGCTCCAAACCTTGCATATCTAACCACATAAGTTCGACAAGATCAATTTCTTTATCTAAGCACCATTCATCTAAATTTACAACTTTTAATGTTGATTTGGAATTGAATGTAATTTCTGTATGAACATCTATGTGTTTTTTTGGTTTCAATATTGAAGATGAACCCCACTTTTGTCCAAATCTATCACTAACATAAAAATCTTTTTCTTCTGTCGTTTCACCTAATGCCAATTGTTCTAAATTAACATTTGAATAATTTTTATTTCTATCTAAAGATTGTCGAAACAATTCAGGAATTGGTTCAAATCCATATATTTTTCCATTAGGAAATGATTTGGCAAAAAATTCAGTATCTAATCCGTCACAAACTCCAGCCTCAATTATGGTGGGAGTTTGTGATAGATTTTCTAAAATCCACTTGTGTATAATATTAGTCATTTTTAATTAATTTCTAAAGTATATTTATGGTTTAACCCAATACCAAACATCAACATCTGTACTAAAAATTTGTGGAATTTTTATTTCATTCGCAAATTCAATTACAGCTTTATTTACTGCTGGTATTACATTATAATCATGACCTGAAAATATTCCTCCACTTTTAACTTTAGAATAATAATTTCTACAATCTTTAAGAACCTGCTCATATGTATGAAGACCATCAATAAATATGAAATCCAATGATTCATCTTCAAATTTATCAATAACATTATCGGATGTTTCTTGATATAAAGTATGTTGTTTTTTAAATGGTTCAATATTTTTATTAAAAAATTCTAAATTTTCAATATGATGTTCTGGAGGTAAATAATTACCATTCCAATCTGTATATTCAATGTATGGATCGATTCCATACAATTTTAAATTGGGGAAATTGTGCATAAAATGAATAGCAGTATGTCCCAATGAACACCCTATTTCCAATCCAACCAATTCATCTTTATTTAAATTCCGAATTACTTCAACCAAACCAAAACCAGCACACATGCCCATAAAAATCAATCTCCTTTTTATTTAAATGTTAATTATTTTTTTTATATTATCTATAATTGGATCTAAAGAAATTTTTTTAAGAAACAATGGTTCTTCTAAAATTTCTTTATATAATTTTTTGTTGTTATCAATTTCAACAACTTTCTCATATAATAAATCAAATCCAACTTCTTCAAGATTTATACAACACTTTGGATTAAAATCACTATCAAAAGATAAATCAGAATAATACAAAGGAATTGTTCCTGATATTTTAGCATGAAGTAATTTTTCAGTAAAATATCCAGGATATATAGAATTTTCAAAACAAATTGAAAATTTATAGTCTGAGACAATATTTAATTTATTTTTTTCTCCATAATCTAATGGAGTGCCACATTTTCCATAAACATCAACTTGTTTATAGTTTGATAATTTATTAATTGCATTTATTCTTTTTTCATAAAAGGCACTAAAGACAGTGGAGCAAAATTTATTTTTAGGTTTATCTGAAAACTCATTTTGTCCATACAAATAATTTTCTGGTATTAAATATTCTGGATTGCCATAAGTTTTTTTACCAAACCAATCAATATACATCATCCATAATGGAAGTCTAATGTTAGTTCCATTATAATCGTCAAAATCAAAAGACATCGAATAATCACATCTTTTTTTACTTGGTCTAATATTTTCACCAGTATAAAATATTTTTTTACAATGATTGAATCTAGTGTTATCATTACCAAAACAAGAAAATATAATCAAGTCAGCATCTTCAGGTTCTGATATTTTTATATTCCCAAAAGACTCACAAAAAAGATAATATAAAAAATTATTGTCTGGTTGAAAGGCAACTGGATATTGCCAAAAATCAAGAAAAGAAATATTCATTTATCAATTTGTATTGTAGTTTTATAATTTGAATTTTGTATTGCTAAAGGTGGTTCTAACCAATAATTATTTAAATTTAATTTTTGTATGAAAAAATTATAAGAATGATCTATTGCTTCAGTAATTTCATCTAAATGATTAATAATCTTTTCTGAACATTTTTTACTAATCATATATGCGTGAGTACATCTTGATGATTTTTCTGAATATACTTTTTTTCCTGGAACATATTTGCTATGCAAATCACAACAAGTTCCAACCCAAACCAAATCCCAATCATCTGGCAAATCAACAAAACAATTTTTTAACTCATTTAAAAAATTATCACAAAAAACAACATCATCTTCTAAAACTAAAGCATAAGAATTATCACTATTATATAAGTCTAATATAATATGATAGTGTTTTAGCAATAAAGATATTTCAGAATGATTCAAAAATTTCCCAGAAGGGGTTTTCCCAAAAACATGAGGAAATATTTTTTTTAATTCAGAAATATCCCAATTATCTTTGTCATAATCTTCAATAAATGTATAATTTTTTATATTTTGATTTTTTAGATTTTCCAATAATTGTTCTTTTCTATCGGTCAATCTTTTCCAATGACAAATATAAATTTTATTTAAATTCATTTTTTTATTCCCAATACACAAAATTATATCTATCTTCATCAGATACCATAAGATTGACATCATTTTTTCCAGGATTTGGAATCCATGGAAATTTAATACATGGATAATATACCTTTGATTCTCCAAGAAATGCTGCCCACCAACTAAACGTGCTATTTGCAATAATTAGTTTTTTTGCATTTTTAACAAAAACAAAATCAGCAATATATTTTTTATTTCCGTAGTGTATATTATCTTTAAGAATACATCCCATAGAAAGTAATTTATTTAATTTTGGATTTTGTGGTTCATCACAAATAATATAAGCATTTTTGTAATTCTCATTTTTTAACATTTCTTCATAATATTCAATTGGCAAATCCCAACCTTCAGGAAGATGGTATTGATAATCTCCCAATCTGACATTTACCACAATATCATCTTCATCTGGAAATTCATATGAATCCTCATCTTCAATTTTTAACCAATTTTTAATATTTTTTTTGTTCTTACTATAATATTCATATCTTTGAGAATATCCATCAACAATCAATTTTCCCATATGATTATTAATTTTATCCATATCAAAAATTTGTGTTGCTGGAGGAGTAATTAGTTCATTTTCAAAAAATTTTACCCCCAAAATATCATTGTACGTTTCAGGAAATCCAGGAATAGGAGTTGTTTTAAAATAAAAACCTTTACGTTCTGCTATTTCTCTTGCCCAACAATACTGAAATAATCTATTACCCAATCCCAGTTTGCTTACATCATTGTAAATTGTTTTAATTTCTATCATTTGATCCTCTTTATAATGTTTTTAAACATACCTTCAAGGGTAAAATACTCTTCATAAACTTTTTTACCATTTTCCAATAAGTCATTATATTCTACATCAGAAATGGATTTTAGTATAGCATCAATATCTTCAATTTCATCTTCATTTACTGGAACACAAAATTCATTCCAATCTAATTCATCAGACCAAGGAAGATAATGAACATCTGAAATATAAACTGGAACAGTTCCTAATTGAAGAATTTCATACATTCTAAAACTACTCTTCCCATAACCTCTTGGAGCAAGTCCAAATTTGCTGGAGCAGGTTATGTCCAGAAACTTCTTAAAGTTGTCCATAGGGACTGTCGTAGACCAGTTTCCAGCAGAAATCTCATACCCTTCCTTTCCAGATAAATGATTACACATATCCATACGAATTGGATGAGTATCTCTAGAACCAACAAAAGAAGCAAGAATAGTTTTTTCTTTATTTGGAATTAATTCTTTTGGAATAGAACTACAAATCAAAGGAATAGGAATAATATTATCCCCTTCACGATTTCCACCAGCAGAAAAAATTAAAGTGTCTTCTGGAAATTTTTCAAAAGGTCCGTCATCAAATTGCGAAACAGTGAAGTATTTACCATCCAATGAAAGAACTGAATCTAATTGCTCTTGAACGTTTTCGTATTGCTGTCCTGCAAACATAGAATTGCAAAAATTATTTGTCCAAAAAACATCAATGTATTGTCTATCGGTTTCAATATTTTCTTCGTTCCACCTTTTAAAGAAATATTCTTCAAGATATTCTCCAGTATGGTATGGAGGATATGTTGGGGAAATAGATGCAGGTCTTAACGCATCATTATTCATAAGAACCATAATTTTTCCTCCTTAAATTTTTTAGTCTTTTCTTCTACACCTACCATCCAATTATTATGAACAATTAACGCATTCTCCTTTTTACCTTCAGTATAATACGCATAACCATTTGGAAACAAATCACGACTTAAAATTGCAGCATTATTTGGATATTTGTTAATTATTATTTCATTTATAATTAACTGATCATCGGCATCAATCGCAGAAGCACATTCATTTACTATTTGTTCACACTCTTTAGACTGATTAAATACCATAAATCCTGAGCATAAAGTAGATCCAGGACT